AATGGGTAAACTGCAGCATCACGAAGTTCAACGTGTTGCTGGATCAACCATCCCGTCCATTTCGCAGGTCGTGAACCTTCCCCTTCCCCCAGTCACAAAATCTTCGATACCAATTGTCGATTCTCGGATTTTTAATCCATTTGAGATACTCGAATCAGGTCAGAATGATGATGTCACGGATAGGAATGAGTTGGAACAACAATTGCGGCTCGTTGGTAGCAGAGCAGCTCCATCCACCATCCGTTCAGATGGTGATGAAGACATTCTTGAGCAAGCTCTCTCCACTCTCATTGATTACTTGGTACCTTATGGATTCGACTCTAGTCGTTTCGACAAAACTTCAACACTCACTCACTGGCAACGATGCTCAGCAGAATGTGGGTGGATGAAGTTTCTTAAGTACAAGTCTTCAGCCTTCTTTTCCGACTATATACATACAGAAATCCCTCCTTGTCCTTTTAAGGAGCCGGACCATCCTCGCCATCTAGCTGGCGGTGCGCTTGGTCGTTTTCTCACTTTGTTAATGGTTCGGCCCATTTCCCTCTCTGTAGCTACCGGTGTGCTTTACCTTAAAAAAGGTTGGCCTCGTCCGGACAGAGAGATGTTGCGTCTTGCCCTTGTGGCGACGAAGAAGGTTCTCACTTCTCCACGTCCTGTTCCTTCAGTCCAGACAACCATCCTTGATAATCAATCGTGGGATCAGACCCACCGGCCTTTAGTCAAGATGGATATGTTGCAGGAGATTGACAGAACGTGTTATGAGCTCTTTTCTAAGCACAAGATTCAAGAGAAAGATCTTGTTCGCCCGTACGCACCCTCATGCAAGTCAACTTACACCAATACCCGGCGCGAGCTAGGTACTTTTGGTGCTTTAATTGACTCCGACATTCTTTCAGACGAAATGTATCCTACCGCCGGTTTTGAACCAGGAGGATCTGAAACGCCTGTTTTGTTGGAGTCTGATGTGCATAAGGTCTATGGAGATGCTTTTGAGCTTGAGGAGGAAATGATAGTGGAGGAGAAGGTGTTGCGGGTGAAAGTGAAAAAGGAATTCCGTCGTAGCCTTGAATTGGAGTATGCCCGGGTTTGGCATGCTGCACGACGGAGGGCGGCTGGTGAAGAGGCAAGAGTTAAGTTGGTGGCTTTGGCAGAACCCCTGAAAATTCGGGTTATCTCAAAAGGTCCTCCTCTGACTTACTTTACCCTTAAACCGCTGCAGAAGTTCTTACATCGTATCATGAGACAACATCCCATGTTTACCTTAATCGGTAAGACTGTCTCCCCTAGTGATCTTAATCAGATTCTTCAGAGCGCCCTTGCGGATGCTCCTGGACTGTGCCATTCTTTGGATTACAGTTCTGCTACTGATTTTCTTGATCCTGAGGCGTCTGAACGTTGTGTGCGCGCAATTTCTGCAGCCATCGGCCTTGACCCTGACTTGGAAGCTCTATTTCTGAAGGCTCTGACCGGTCACTTGATCGAATGTGTTAAACACAAGCGGTGCAAGTGTCCGGCCGTCCTGCAGGAGTGGGGTCAATTGATGGGGAGTGTTATGAGTTTTATTGTGTTATGTGTGGTGAATGGCGCTGTGATTCGTAGAGCATATGAGATGACGATAGGACGGGAAGTGGAGTTGTCGGAAGTTCCTGCCAAGGTGAATGGTGATGATGGGGCCGTTAAGGCTCCGGAGTCTTTCTCCTCTGTTTGGTCCGATTGTGCTTCTTTGGTCGGTCTTGTTCCTTCCCAGGGCAAGGTCTACTCTCACCCGGAGTATCTCAATATGAATTCAACCTCTTTTATCCTTCGCAACGGTAGATTTGTCCACGTTCCTTATATCAATATGGGTCTTGTCAAGGGTTTGGGTCGCTCACAAGCGAACGGCCAACCCCAAGATCTTAATGCTGATATGTCTCGTAATGGAACGATAGGCTCACGCCACCGTGACCTCTTTTCTGGTCTTTACCCACTATCCATACGTCCAGCTGTTCATAAGATGTTTATGACCCATAATGTCTTGTCTGGACCGTACTCTAAGTACTCCGTTCCCTGGTTTGCGACTGAGTCGCAAGGTGGTCTTGGTTTAACTCCAATTGTCGACTATCATTTGTCTGACGATTTGGATGAGTCTTCTTTCAGACTCCATGAGCTTCCGTCTGGTGCAGTTCTTGGCCTCAGTGATGAGGATCAGGATTGTATTTTGCTGAATAGACGTGAAGGTCATGTGAAGTTTCAAGTCCCGCCTCGCGATGTCCCTCTCCGGGTTCGTTCCCTTTGGATGAGCCATCTTCGTGCTCGTTTTCCTACAGTCTCTAAGTTCCTCATAGACCTCTCTGATGAGAATATTCTTGATCTCTCGGTCTATTATTTTCTCCCTCTTCACGCGCGCTATAAGGTGGATTCTACACGTGACTATGAGACGTGTATCCGCCGAAATGCTCGAGCGTGGGCACTGCTCCGACGCGCCAACTCTAAGGTTTCTGACCTGTGAGTGGACTCGTTTGGGTGTGCGCAATCACTATAAACCATTCCAGTGGCTTAATTGCCTTTCCGGCCATGTTGGCCTTCAGATGCGGGAGTACCCGATCGGAAGAACTGTTTCTGGGGTTATGAGTGCTTGTCTTGTTGTGGTCCTAGTGGTTGGTTTCACTAGTCGGC